CTTTGATTGCTGCAAGAACACTGAGAGGTTCTACCATTACTGCACACTTTTACCGTTTATCCTTCCTTGTAAAAAACTTATTTTTTCCCTTAACTGACTTACTTGTTCCTTTAACTGATCAATCTCCTCTACTAATAACTCATGCCGTCTATCTGCTGAATCATCAGCTTTATTAAATCGATCAATTAACTTAACTAATATGTCATATAACTCTTTTAACTTTGATGTAATTAGTTTCTGGAGAAAAACCCACATTCCTCCTACCATACCTAATACAACAACTATTGCTCCTCCCTCGTAATATTCCACACTGTTAACTTTCTAGTGCTGCTATTCGTGCTTCCAAAGCATCATTTTTATCCGATAACTCTTGAATAGCTACAGTTAAATAACTTACTAATTTTTCGTAGGCCATTGATTTTGTGTTGCCCAAGGTTTTATTAATAGTCCCTGCATTATGATCTTTTGAACTATCTTCAGGATTATCTGGATTAGGTAAATGAGCAGTAGGGTTATTTGCAATTAAATGTGGAAATAATGTTTCAACTTCTTGAGCTAGGAAACCAATATTTTCTGGCTGAGAATCTTTGCCGCCAGCGTTGTATTGTTCTGTGTTTTCTTTCCATTTAAAAACTACTGGAGAAAGCTGTTTAACTTTATCAAGAACCCCATCACTTTTAGTTATTCGACTAGAAACATCTTTTAACCGTTCATCTGAACTTGAATATGAACCTGATACATAACCATTTCCTGCTCCGTAAAAAGCATATGTGCTTTGATATCCTAAAATACAATAACCAGCAGTATCGTGATCATAACCAATAACTCCCCCGTAAGAAGAATGCAATGTTCTTCCATAAATCCCATAATTAGTATCACCTTGAGCATAAATTGCATAATTACTAGCAACCCCTCCTGTTTGCCTATAATACCCTGCCGTACCTCTACTGGCTTGTGTATATGTGCCTGAACCGTTACTGTTAACATTATAAAACCCATACCCTTCCCCATCGTTTAAAATATTAACCACTTGAGAAGTGCTACTTGAATTATCTTGATGTATATCAATCGCTTGATGGCCTGTTTCATTGTTATACACTTTTAACGTTGATGTTGTACTTGCAGTAGTTCCTATCCCTACTTCTCCTGCTGAATTTATTTCCATTCTTTGAGCATCAGCCGTACCAAATACTAAAGAGGGGTTTGTACCTCCTGTTGCTCCAATTCTAGCTTGTGCTTCTGTAGATCGCATACCAAATACTATTTGTCCGCCCACCGTATCATTAGCATTTGCTGGATTTTCTAAATAAATTGTTGGGCCAACTGATACTTGCCCATCACTATCAGTTGCGTCATATGCTGTAGCATCAGACTTTTCTAAATGTAAAAATGATACTGGATCAGCAATCCCTACACCTACATTTTGCGTAAAACTTGTTTCACCTGTACTAGCAATTGCAATAGCATCAGTATCACTGGCACTTCCAATTGTGCCGCCATCAGGAATAATTATTGAGCCAGATGCACCATTCAAAGTAAGCACACCTGTCGAACTCAATTTCATTTTTTGACTAGATGCTCCAGAGGAACCTGTACCAAAACTTAATGAAGTTGCGTTATTGTCTGCGGCAAAATCGCCTTCTGAAATTGCACTAACCTCTGCGGCTATCGCTATGGCATCTGTTCCTGCGGCCTCATCGGGTGCTTGAAAGAAAATTCGTCCTAGGTAGTCGTTCACCGCAATATCTGTTTCGCCTGTTTGCAAATATAAAGTTCCAGGCTTATCGTCAGTCGTGTTAGTGTTTTTAAGTGCAAGCCCCTGATCTGCTACATGGATCAATTTAACGTCACTATCTGATCCAAAAACAATCTCTGACGAATCACTACTCAAAGTTAAATCGTCAGCTACCGTTAAATCTCCGTTTGCTGTTACTGTTAAACTACTTGCAATAGTTAAAGCAGTAGTAGGAGCATCATTATCACTTCCATCGTTTACTGCTATTTCAACTTTCCCTTTCTGATCGTCTGACGAACCATCATGCGATGCTGTAATTTTTGCTAATGTAGATTCTTCTGAACCACTTTGTAATCCCTTGAATACTACTTGAGACTCCCTACCGCCAGATGTATCTTCTGAGGTAGAGTTTTCAAGCGTTAATGTCGGTGAAGAATTATAAATAAATGGGTTATCGCCACCAGAATGACTACCGCCAATTAACATAAACTTATCAGCAGATGCTTCATAGGCTACCAAATAGACGCCACCGCTTGTAATAGAGCCAGCTGCTATTGCTGCCCCTGTGGGTGTCACGATTGCTTTAGCACCTACCGAATCAACATTTAATGTACTGCCAGCACTGGTATTCGTATGGTTTGCTTTAAACATATACGCATCGCCAGCCGCATAACTAGCTACTACCCTTGATGCCGCTAAAAGATACGCATTAGAACTACCCGTAGTTGTTTTGGCTCCCTGACAATCCTCATACCATCTTTTCATTCTGGCGATGCCTTCTCGCCATGTATCATTTACCGTCGAAGGCGCACAGCCATTAGCCATGCCATTCGGACTACTCGCATTATTATCGTCTGCTGTTACAGAATAATCTCGTATTTCTGCCATTGTTTTTTTCCATTAATTTTTATGTTTTTCCTGTTATAAAATCGTAGGCTCTACCAGCTAAATTTCCAGCGAGTCCTAACCCTTCTAGCCCTGTCATGGCATAGGCCATATATTTAGCAACTTCATCTTCATCATAAGGTGTCATTTGTTTTACTGATCCACCATAGTCACCAGAAATTAAATTTAGATAATTGCCTAAATCGACTAATCTATCTTGATCTTGTCGTTCATAAATATCACGTTCTTCTAACATTTTTTCACGTTCAAATGCTTCTCTATCTAAACCTACATCAACTAATCTTGTAGGTGCGGCATATGCTAATTCTTCTGCCTCTGGTGCGTACCGTAAAGCACTATCCATTAAACCACGTTCTGCCATGTAATTTTTAAAGTATGTTTGATCTGCGGCTTGGCCTAATTGACGAGCTAACGCCTCTTGAGTATCCATTTGTTGTTGTTGCATCAACCCACTACCCATACGGCCTGATTGTGCAAACCGACTCATTAGTTGCGGTGCAGTTACTTTTGAATATTGATCGGTAATATTAGAAGCCATATTATCAAATACCGCTTTTACATATGGGTTACTATCTGGGCTTAAAAAGTCACCCCTGTAAGTCTTTGCTAATAAATCTTGATAATCCTCAGCACCACGAAAACCACCGCCTTCTGCTATGTTGGTAATACCTTCATAACCTTCCATTCGTTCTTTTGACATATCAGGAATAGTGCTTTGATCGTAAGGTGTCATACCACCTTCGTCATAAATTCGTCTTGCCTCATCAGCTATGTAATCAATATCTTCCTTTAAATAAGGTGCTGACTCTGACGTCTGTTCTAAATATTTTGTTGCCATTATCTAATATCCCTAATAAATCGATTTAATTCTCGTTGACGTAATGATAATCGTGGACTTCCTCTACCGCTTACCACCGATGGTGGCCTTAACTCACCTCTACCGCCTAAAAACTGTTTTGGTGCATAAGGTGAAAAATTGTAATTTATATTATATCGAGAACCGCCAGGTTTTCTTCCAGCAATAAATTCAGGTGGTTCTTTGTTTAAATATTCATCTAAACGACTAACATTTTTTCGCATACTGGAAAATGGAGGGCGTTGTTTTTGTAACGGTTGAGTTAACGTATTGGCCGTTATCCTTCCACTTCTCTTACCTTGCCCTTCTGTACCTACTGGATTTGGATCATATGGTGTTAATGCACCAAGTCCTAGTGGCGTTGCTTTATTAACAAATTCTGATACGTCTATTTCTGCTGGGTTAAACTTTATTGGTAAACCTACATTGTCAAATTGCGATAAATTAGTCATTGGTACAAACGGTGCATCTCGTCCTTCACCAGCATAAGGATTAATAAACGAACCCATGTATTTTTGCGGAGGTAATGGCCTTTTCCGTTGTCCGTCTATTTGTTGATCTACATTATTTCCACTTTGCCTAGTACCGCTACCGCCAGTTCCTCCACCAACACCATCAGCACCAGCACCACCTTGCCCCGTTCCTGATGGGGTATAACCAGCGTGTTGTGGGTAAAATTGTCTGTACACATTCAGAGCAGTTCCATAATCTTGATAAATATCTAGTATTAGCTCCCATTTTTTTCGAGCGTCCTCTGTATCGCCACTTTGGGGAACAGTGCTAGCAGCTGTTCCACCTTGTCCAATGTTTTCTCTATCTGCTGGATCTTCATAGTCTGTACTATATGCATCGGTTATAAAATTTCTGTTAGTAGTATTTGCTTGTTCTTGATTAAAGGCATCGGTTCGTTCTGCTATTGCTTCTTCTGAAGTTTGGTTTCTTGCAACATCTACACCTTGTTCTGGTAATACTATTTGTTGTCCGTCTAACTCCCAATATTCATCGCTATATTTATCATCGCCTTTTGGCCTTATTGCATCTAAACCAGCCTTAGCCGCCTCTTGATCTGCTCCATAAATAAATGCTCTTACTGGATCAAAAGAATTAACAAAACTTTCTAAGAATCCTGGAGATTTCCTTTGTTGTCCTCGCCCCATTTCTCTAAACGCATAATCCAAAGCGTCAATAGCGAAACCAGAACGTAACTTCTCTGGTATGTTACCTGTATCCAGAAATGTATTTAATAACTGTTGTTGTTCTCGCATCGATGCTTCTTCAGACTTAGATGCGTATGCCCTTAAATCACGATTAAAGTTTTCTCGGTTTTTTTCGTTTGGGTTCTGTTCTGTCGTCCAACCCTGAATTTTATTAAAAATTTGTTCAGGGTTTTCATTCCAACCATAAAAAGATGTTACCCACCCAGGACGATCAAACGGAATATCTTTTGCACTAACAAAATGTTCTTTACTCCGATCTATTTTGCCATCTGCATCAACGTGATAATAAGAACCTTGCCCTGTATCTACTCGTGAACCTTCTCGTTGTGCTGAAGAATCATAAGGCGTATCACCAGCCATTTGGCGAGTGTAAATGTTATATAGCTCTGGGTTGAATATTCTTAACTGTTCACGTTGTTCTGGTGTCATTAACGTACACCTCCAGTTGACAGATTAGCTCGTACACCAACTGCTTTTTCGAATCCATTAGCTATATCTAATCGTAATCTAATATATCTTGATGGTGTTCTAAAGTTATGCTCGCCTATTACATTTTCTGTCACGCCAGAACCATAAGTGAAATCAGAATTTAAAGTATTTCTGGTTGCTAAATAAACCGTATTGGTTGCCGTTGAACCTTCTACTAATGGACGCACTCTATCAAGAAATAACATATCCATGTCATCACTCATGATTTCACCAGTTTCTAATCTGGCTGTTAATGCAGAACCACCAAAAGTTCCCGATTTATGCTCCGTATTAAATACATAAGCCGCTAACTGCCCACCTTTCCAGATATCTGCATCTAATGAAGCTGGCAGTGCATCTAATGATGTAGATACCGCATCTAGTCCATCAAGCGTATATCCTACACCACGCCCTCCAAATATCATTTCATGACTGACTTCTGCATAACTCCAGTTATTTGTTTTCCAATCATAAATTAATATTTCATCTGGATCGCCATCACCGTTACAATAACTCCACATAGCTTTTGCATTAGGAACATCAATAATACCTGTAATTCTATGATATTTAAGGGTATTTGCTCTTTCAAAAAACCATTGATCAATACGTTTATCACCAATAGGCGTTAAACCACCACCAATGTCATATCGCATAAAACCGTCTTGTGAAAGAAAAAATACCGAATTACCGTATCGAATTACACTTTTAGATGCCGCAGTTCCCATTCCTACTGCCGTTTCTTTGATTCTCCATACCATAGGCGAACCAATATATTCCATTTCCCATATGCTACGCTCTTGAAATACAATACCAATATCACCACCAGCAATAGCCATTATTTTACCGCCATCACCTACTAAATCTTGAAAATCTGCTTGCGTTGATGGGACTGTACCCCACGACGTTTCCGTTTCTAATCCACTCCACTGTAATCGGCTTACAAATTCTGTTCCGCTATCTATATCACCTAAAACAATAAATCCCCTTACTACAGCTATTTGTTTTGCTTTGGGTGGGCTACCGCCTAAATCACCAAATGTGCCACCACCAAAATTAGCTATCTGAATATTATTGTCACGATTAGTTGCAATAACTTTTTCGCCCCATTTAATAAACTGCCAATAATTCTCACCACCTGTTGAATAAGTCGAACCACCTACACTTGTCCAGGTTAACGTGCCACTAGAATTGACTAATCGGTATAACTTAGTTGCATCACCACAATACATTTCTGTATTGCCTTCTTTATCCGATAGTGCAATAGCTCCTCTTGCATATGCCGTTAATGCTGTTGTATCAATAGACATACCTTTAAAAGGCAAATAAGAATTTAGGTGCGGTACTACGTTTTTTGCTAACG